GGATCGGCCTGAAGCATTCGCCGCTCGTGCTCACCATCCGTGCGCCAGGCACCGTCGATGACCTGGTCGAGAGGAACTTGACGCGGAAGATGAAGGATGCCAGCCGCATGACCAATGCTGAGCTGTCAACGCTACTCGCCGGATTGGGGAGAAATGCATGACTGAACCCTGGCGACGTGCCTTTTACAAATGGTCTAATGATGAAGGCACTAATCCGGATCTTGTTGCATTTGCGGCTGGTTGGAACGCCCACGAAGCCCTTTCACATACGGAATTCGATGCTCACCTCGTACCGATCCTGGAGGCAGTGCAACAGGTTGAAGCCAACGAACTGCCAGAAGGTGCCAAGTTGGCAGATCCAATATGAGATACGTGCTCACGTTCGATCCCGGCCTGACCACCGGCTGGGCCGTACTCGATTACGACGGGATGATCGTGCAATGTGGAAACCTGCTCGAGGAAACGGTACTCGAGAAGAATTTCCTCCGCGACATGGTTGATCGCCTGGCTCGTGAGTACAACATCGCCGAGGTGATTGTCGAGGAGATGCCGCCAGGCTCGCCAGGCGATCGCAGCCGCCGGCTTGAAGCCGTGCGCCAGAAGCTCACCACCGCCACTGGATTATTCCAGGTGAGATATGTAAACCCGTCAACCTGGAAGACGTCTCGGGGCGTTCTGACGGCGCCACGGTTCGACCGGTGGGACGATGCTCCGGTAACTCAACACCAACGAGACGCCGTAGGAATTGCGAGGTGGTGGTTGAATGTTCGGGGAGATCAAACATGATCGTCACCATTGACTTCGGTGCAACCGAAGAAGAACGAGATGCCAAAGCCACGGTTGATGCGCGGCTGATGCATTCGATCGATCCGGAGATGCCGCCCTGCACGTACGGCTTTATCACCAATCGTGAGAACCTCATCGGTTTTGCCAGGCAATTGGGGATCGAAGATCTCAACCCCTGGCTGGATGCCTGGGCGATCAACAGCGAGCAGGGGCTACCGATCATGATTGTCCACGGTCCGGAGGAATTGCTCGAATGCCTCTAAACCGCGCGACCGGCGAAGAGCCTTGGTCACCGATCCTCATTGAAGGCACAACGGCCACCGAGCGCGCAAGCTTCCGACGATGCCGACGCCAGTGGTTCCTGAGCGTCGTGCACCGGCTGAAGCGAGCTGGAGGCGACTCGAATTTCTGGTTCGGCGAGATTGTCCACGCCGGCCTGGAAGCGTATTACAAGGGGATCCAAGCAAAGCGACCCTGGGCGGAATGCCAGGAAGCCGGCCTGAGCGCATTTGCCGACGGCTGGAAGCGCATCGTCGCTGTCGCGCGCGAAGAGCTGGGCGGCCTGTTCGATACCTACGCCCAAGAATACAACGACGCCTGGGAATTGGGCGGGCAGATGCTGCCGGCCTACTTCAAGCGCGACAGGAAAAGTGGCCTCGGCAAGGTCATCCTCGTTGAGCTTCGGCACACGGTTCCGATCCTCGGCCCCGACGGCAAACCTCTCCGTCGCGGAACGATCAGCTGCCGGTACGATCTCGTGGTCGAGAAACCGAATGGGGATATCTGGATCATCGACCACAAGACGGCGAGCCAGAAGCCCAGCTCCGCGCAATTGGACCTTGACGACCAGCTCACTGCGCTGGCGTATGTGTGGTGGCGCAAGACCGGCAAATGGCCTCGCGGCCAGGTCTACAACGTCCTGATCAAGAAGATCGCCACCCAGCCCAAGCTGCTGAAGAGTGGCAAGCTGTCGATCGACCGGTCGCAATCCACGACGTACTCGTTGTACATGGAAGCGATCAAAGAACATGGCCTGGCGATCAACGAATACTCCGAGGTGCTCGCATACTTCCAGGCAACCGGCGACGGCGACTTCTTCGTATCGGAAGGCGTCTTCCGAACTCGAGGTCAGATCGACGAATTTGAGCGCAACCTGTACTACGAGTTCCTGGACATGAACATGGTTGCGAGCGAGCCGGAGCGCGCCTACCCGAACCCGTCGCCATTCAACTGCCCGTCATGCGGAGTACGGCAAATCTGCCAGGCGATGATGGACGGTCGCGAACAGGATCCCGCCGCATTGATTCGCGCGAACTATTGGATTGGGGAACCCCGGATCTGAATTTCCGACGGTTCCCATATTGCCGGCGATCCGTTATATTCATTCGTGCCGGCGCGACTCACGGGGTCGAGACCCGCGTCGGCAATTACCAAAGGGGAAACGTGAAAGTCAAGACATGGACCACCCGCGAAGGCGACGTCTTGCAAATTCGTGAGATGGAAACCCAGCACATCCTCAATTGCCTGGCCATGCTGGAGCGTACAGCAGCGCTTCGTAAGCGGCGGGCAGAATTGGAGATGACCCTATCTCCATTTCAACCGCAAGGTGACATGGCCACGGATGCATTCAATTACGAATTCGACGAGCTACTGTCAACGCAGCCGCTCAAGTGGGCCCGCCGTCAACCGCAGTATCGCGCCTTGCTGAAGGAACTTATTCGTCGGATTCGGAAAGGAATCTCGTGAACATCGTCAAACCTGACGCAGCGACCAAGTGCAAGGCGCTGGTCTTCGGACCTGGCGGCCACGGGAAGACGTACTTCCTGGGCACGGCGGACGATGATCCGCGAACGAGCCCCACGCTTTTCCTGGCATGGGAAGCCGGCCTGCACACTCTCGTCGGTCGCGACATTGATACCGTCATCATCAATGATTGGACGGAATACAACGAGGCCTACGAGGAACTCGCCAGGCCGGACTCGGCATACCGTTCCGTGTGCGTCGACTCGTTGAGCGAAACGCAAACGGGCGGCCTGCTCAACCTGCTGTCCACCCCAAATCCGAATAGGGTCAACAACGACTCATTGGAGCGCGGCGACTGGGGAGTGATCCTCATCCAGATGCGTCGCTTCGTCCGTGAGTTCAAGACGCTCGGGATGCATGTGTTCATGTCGGCTCTGAGCAAATCCGACACGGACCCACGTGAGGGGCGGATCATCACGCCAAGCTTCTCCGGCCAGTTCGCCGACGAGGTCATCGGCATGTTCGATGTTGTCGGCTACATGGCGGAGGTCACGGAAGGAGAACACTTCGAGCGACAGCTATTGCTTCACCATCCCAAGTATCGCGTCAAGGCGCGAACCCCGATGGGCATCGTAGCGCCGGATGAGATCGTTGATCCGGACGTGACCAAGCTGCTTGATGCCCTCGGCTATCCGAACGAAGGGGAATAGCAAATGCCGAATATGAAGATGGCGCTGGATTTCAGCGACGTCCAGGATTTCGAGGCCATCGACGAAGGTGTCTACGCGATGGTCATCGAAGGCGCGAAGTACACGCCGCCGAAGCCAGGCAAGGAATTCGGCCAGCTCCAGGTGGATTTCACGATCACCGATGGACCGCTGGCCAATCAGAAGCGCAGCGACTGGATGAGCTTCAGCCCGAAGGCGAAGTTCATCATGGCCCGCTTCTTCGAGCGGCTCGAGCTGGTCGACCCGGAAACGAAGGCCGGCCCTGGTCTCGAATTTGACGAGGAGACCAGCATCATGCTGGAGCCCGATATCATCGGGATCCCCGTGAGCGTGTTGGTCACGCAGCGGCCGTACAACAACAAGATGACGAATGACTTCGAGGTTCTCGAGCGCCTCGACAGCGAGGGTGAAGCCGAGGCGGCGCCCACACCTGCTCGCGCACCGGCGAGTCGGCCGGCATTCCGGCAGCCGGCCGCCACCGGCAAGGCACCTCGGCGGGTGATGAAGTAGCGTGATCTGCGGCAACTGTTCCTGCCCTCTCAAGGGGCGGCCAACCCAGGGCGCAAATCGTGGTGTGCCCGAAGGATTGGCGGTCGTGTGCGAGTCCCCCACCGCGGGGGACTCAGCCGGCCTGGCACCATACCAAGGGGCGGCCGGAGAAATTCTGCGCAAGACGTTGAGCCTGGCTGGGTTCGACGTCAATTCCATTTACTGGGCGAATGCCGTGGCACGCCTGGTAGATGCCGGCGCGAAGCCGTCGATGGATTCGATCCGCGCCTGCCGCGAGCGCCTGCTCACCGAACTCGAGGCGGCTCGCCCGACGCGCGTGCTCGCTCTCGGTGGCCTGGCATGGGCGGCCGTGATGGGGTTCGATAGCTCGTCACCGATTACTCGCGAACGCGGTCGGATGGCCTGGCTCGAGCTTCCCTCTGGACGTGTCCCGGTACTCGCGACAATCAATCCAGCCGCATGCCTGGTCGACACGGATTGGTGGCGCGACCTGGCGTACGACGTCTCCAAGCTGGCTACTCAAAAGGAACCGCTTGCTCAACCGAACCCCGAGGATTACTGGATCCCACAGACGTTCGCAGGCTTGGCCGAAAATCTTCGAGAGCTGGCGCAATACGCCGCCGTCTCCATAGACCTCGAGACACAGCCTAGCATTGAAGATCTTATAGCTCTTCGCGAGTCGCCGCGACCGAAGGCCTGGGCCAAGGATCATCCGCAAGCCGGCCTTGATCCGGCTCGCTCACGAATTCTCAGCCTGGGCATCGGTACTCGCGACGGGCCGATCGTCATCGTTGACGACATACTGCTCGCCCAGGAAAACGTGGTCGAACTCCTCGAGGAATTCATCTGGGATCCAGAGCATGTCGTCGTGATGCACAACGCGAAGTTCGACATGAAGTTCCTCGCAGCGCTCTTCGGCCGGCACGCCCCGCACGATGTTCCGATCGCAGACACGATGCTCATGAACTGGTTGCTGGATGAGCGGCCGGTACGATCCATGTTCAAGGCTCACGGATTGAAGGACATCTCGCGCTACTTGTACGACACGCCGAATTATGAATTCGACTGGCCGACGTTCTGGGCGCAGTCCGAGGATGATCGCGACTACGCGGCGCTCAACCGGTACCACGCTACCGACCTTCGCCAGACGGCGCGCCTGTACTGGGATCGCCTGGCTGAACTCGAAGCCGTCGGACTTATGCAAGTCCACGACGAAATTCTCATTCCGGCTACACGTGCGCTCGCACAAGCCGAGTTCAACGGGATCGCCGTGAACCGCGAGTACCTGGCCGAGTATCGTCGTGGCCGCGAACGCCGTCTCACGCGGCGCCTGGCGGGTTTACGGGCTGCCGTGGGCGATCCTGAATTCAACCCACGCTCGGCGCAGCAGGTTGAAGTTCTCGTCTTCGACGAATACGGTTTCGAGGCGATCGAAAGCGCCGGCTACAAGACTTCGCTAGGCAAGGCCGGCGAGTCATTCCTCAAGCGGAACACTCGCCAGGAACTACTCGGCGCGCTGGCGGACAGCCATGCAATTCGCCGGCCACGTGAGGCTCGAGTCCTGCGATCCATCGTAGCCTGGCGCCACGACGAAAAGGCGAAGGCGACGTACGCCGACGGCCTGCTCGCAGCTTCCATCCAGGATGGCCGGATCAGGGCGTCGTTCAATCTCGCCGGCGCATCTACCGGCCGGCTCTCCAGCTCAGAGCCGAACCTCCAGAACATTCCGAAGCGCGGTCCAACGGCCGAGGCGATTCGCCGCGCGTTCGTCGCGCCGCCTGGCATGCTGCTGATGGAAGCGGATTACTCACAGCTCGAGCTTCGCGTCGCGGCTTTGCTATCCCGCGACGAGAGGTTTGCATCCGTCTACCGGGATGGCCGAGACATCCACCGCGAAGTCGCCGCCGTGATGTTCCACAAGCCGGCCGAAGATCTCACGTACATGGAACGCTATCTCGCGAAGGCCGTGGACTTCGGCGCGATTTATGGCCGTGGCGGAAAGGCTATCAGCCTGGGCGCGGAGATGGCCTACTACGAGAAATTCATGGGCGGCACGCGCTGGACGGCGGATGAAGCCCAGGACTTCGTGGATCGATTCCTCAACGGGTTCCCAGATCTACGCGCCTGGCTGACACGCCAGGGCTACGAAGCAATTCGCGATCGAGAGACCAAGACGATCTTCGGTCGCGTTCGCCGTTACCCGTTCATGACACGGCAAGGCGTACT